AACTTCCATCAGTGTCATCATAATCTACATTATCAGCCCACCATTCATTAAAAGCCATATTCTTTTTAGTGTTATATTCAACACCAGCCATCTCACCTTTAATGTTATCGTACACTGAAATCCAAAAATTTGATTTTGTTTTATCAATAGTACCTTTATCAACACCTTCTTGATAAGATTTTAATCCATCAAGTCGTGCTGCTTTTTCTGCTTCTGCTGTAGTTTGTTCTGTAATTTTTTTACCAAGACCTTTTCCAAGATCAGTAACACCACTGCTAAATGAATATAAAGCTTGTACTAAAGATTGTGCTTCACTTTCTTTTGGTACACTATAAGCTCCTAAAAAATTCTTTTGATATCTAACTGCCATTATACTTGACCGTATTGGCCTCCTTCTCGTTTTCCATATTCACTAACACCAGCACCAGCAATTTTAAGTGCCATAGCAGTTTTGCTAGGAATAACTGGAGCTTTAAGTGAATAATAAGATTTTTCCATTGCTTTATAAGCATCACTATAACCAAATAGTGTTTGTGTATTTATATCTTCAACTGATTGTGCATTAGCAATAAAGTCTGGTTGATATTCATAACCAATAGACATAAGCACTGCATTTACATTAGCATTACCTTTTTCTAATCCTAATAATTCTGCTTCACTTTGTTCTTTAATTAATTCTGTTTCTTTCTTTTCTTTTTCAAGAGCTGCTAATCTTGTTTCTTTATCTTTTTCTCTATCTAATTCTGCTAAATCAGATAAGTAATTTTTTTGTGCAGATTTTCTAGCTTGTTCATTTCTTTGCGCCTGTAACTTTGCTCTTTGTTTAGCATCGTCGTATTCTGCCTTTGCAGCCATTGTTTGAACTGCAAAATTAGTTACTGCTATTGCTGTTGGATTGCACATTTATTTTTTTACCCCTTGCCATTAATATAAAGTTTTTCTTTTGTTTACCTATTTTTGTTTGTTTAAGTGCTTTAAAGCCACATAATTGTAACCATTTTAAAGTTAACCAATTACGTCCATAAACATAATTATAAATATATTCGTAATTATTTTGTAGTATTGCTATCCAATATCTACTTTCGATATAAAATCTTCTTGGAAATTTTTTAAGTTTTTCAGAAGACAATAACCAAGCCACACCACATCTTTTGTCTGTTGGATCATCACTGACACCAAACATTGCATAAATAAAACCATCATCATCAACAATAGAAAAATTTTTTGCATTAGGTAAAGTAAATGCAGTTAATAATGCTTTTGTTGGTTCTATATCGTGTGAATATTTAATTTCTAATTTATCTATTCTCCTAACATTTGGAGCAAAAGATAAAGCATCTTCAACTTCAGCTGGTCGTACATACGGATCTTTAGTCTTAGGCACGAGCCGATCTTCTGTAATAAAATCCTTCCATCTCAGCTCCAACAAGATTTGATGGTAAATAAGATGAGGTTTTAATTGATACAGAGTGTTGTGTATTTTGTGCTTGTATTGGAACTCTAAAAGTTCCTGTAGTTAAAACCGGTGAACTAATAACTGATGTAGAATTATTAATTATATATCCGTTAAATGTATAAGTTTTATCTGCTCTATTATCATGAGATACAACTACTTGGAAAAATCCAGTATTAACATAGTCAAAACTCATAGTTCGTATTTGTAATCTTCCACTTGTTAAAGCTATTAAACCACCTTGTTTTCCTGGTTCTCTTAAATATTGAGTTGATAATGTATATAATGTTTCAAAATTAAAACCAAAATATGCTGATGCAATATTTCCATTAACAGTTATTGTAGTTCCAGATTGAGTATTAATTGCAACATCAGAACCGTTAGTTGCATTAACACATTTTAAACCAGCTTTTTCTGTGTATGGTAAAGTAAATGTAGTTAAACCAGTTCCGCCATTATAACTTCCATTTAATTTAGTTCTTTGGTCTAAATAAATATTCATACCAAGTGTACTATCTTCTAAATTTCTTAAATCAATTTTGTATAATTTTGCATTTTGTCTTTCATTAGTTACTAAATAAATATTTGATTCAATAGCAACTCCACCAATTATTTGTACTCCAGTAAAATCCCAATAAGACCAAGCACTTTGTACTTTTTCATTACCATTCCAAAAGTATTTATAAACATACATACGATTTGCTTTTGTTGGATTTACATTACTAGACGCTGTATAAGGCGCAGTATTAGTATCTGTGCCATCATCACATAAAACAATTAAAGTATCTTCAATATCGTTTGATATAATTTTGTAAGCATTATTTGGAATAAATGATGGAACTCCAACAGTTACATCAACAGAATCATTATTTGTTGTATCTGGTTCTACAAAATATTCTCTTACTGCAGTTTTATCCCCTTTATTTTGAGTAAAATAAATATAATTTCCTGCTCCTACAGGTTCAACTAAAGGATCGTGTTCAAATCTTGTTGATAACGAAATCCCTGTTCCTGTTGGTGACAATCCTGCTTCTGAACTTTGTACTTTAAATTGAGCTCTATCTGAAAAACATAATAATTCTTCGTTATAAGGAATTACATATTTTAAAATACTTACTTCATTTGAAGTAGCTGCAAGATCAATCATATCAGTTGCAAGTTGCGCTGCGACTGATGTTGCGAAAAAGTTGTAATAAGCTCCAGCTTCAGAAAATATAATATTTTCATCTGCTAATAAAACTAATCTATTTTTATAAAAAGAAATATTATTACAAGTTTTTCCAATAAATGTTGGATCAGGATTTGTTTCAGAATCTCCTGCAAGTCTATCAGTCCAAGTTAACGGAGCATAAGTAAAAGTACCATTTGCATTTCTAACAATTGCATGAGGCATTGTTGCTGCATCTAAAGATGTTTTAGTTCCTGGAGCTATTGTTTCAGACCAAACACCATTACCTTCAAATTTTACATAATATTCAGAATCTACTTGACCTTCATCTCCAGTAACTTTCATTATTGTACCAAGTGGTCCATAATAAGGAAGTTTAGTAAAATCATTTACTTCATCTCTAACAGCATACATAGCTGTATCACCAGCACCATCAGAAGTTGTTATTGTAAAATTAGCATTATTATCTGTTGGTTTAATATGAATAACTGAATCGTATTGAGTAACTGTAAAATAACTTGATATTGGACTAGCGTTTAACGCAGTTCCGCCATAAGTTCCTGGACTTCCGCCACTATGAGTACGTATTGCAGTTGCAATTTTTGCTGTATCTCTAAGTCCACCTTGAGTAGCAACATCATCTCCAGCTGGCATTGTAAATGAACTCGTAACAGCATTACCACTATTCATACTTGGGTGAGTTAAAGTAATACTATAAGTTCTACCGTAGTTTGCATTTTTAATGTAAACTAAAGCTTCATTTACTTTTGCTGCTGTAGTTGTTGCAGCCATTGCAGGTTTTATAGATTTATTTAAAATAAATGTATAATCTCCAACACTCACAAAACGAAAGTCGTTTTTGGGATTTGTGGTTGCTAAATAACTAGAGCCAGATGAAATTGTTGTTGTTTGCTCTGTACCACTAAGATTGAAAACTTTAATACCACCATTATAAACAGTAATTATATATTGATTATCACCATCTCTTAAAAATGGGTGTATTGCAGTATTTGTAGAAAAACATTGATTACTAATTAAATCACCAACAAATTCTAATGGTGGTCTTTTAATTAATCCTTTAACAATCGAAGATTGAGCATTAATCTGTGCTTCAGCTTGAGTTAAATTACGCTGTGTAGGATTTTGTTGCGATATTCCATTTACTAAATTTGGAATGGAAGTTGAAACTACACTCATTAATAATACCTTCTCGTTGAATTACGATATATTATTCTATTTGATATATCGTTTGACAGTATGTTTTGCTTTTCATTTGCAGCATCTAATTGTTCACAAGTTGTTAAAGCTGTTGCTTCATCTTGTTCAGTAAATCCTGCTAATTCTTTTGATCCTAAATATCTAGCTTGAAATCTTCTACCAGCAATTGTTACTATATATCTTCTTGCAAATTCTGGTAATTCAGTAAACGGTAATAAAATTATCATATCAACTTTAATTCCGTCTGCAAAAACGTATGTATGATTTTCTTTATCATACAAAAATCCATCTCTAATAATTACTTTTTTACTAGAATCTGGTGATCTTGTTGTAACCCAAATTGCATTTGTTGGAACTGGTATTTTATTATTTGTATCTCTTACTAAAGAATAAGATTCTTCAGTATTAAAATTCCAACCTTTTGATTGCATCGTTACAGAACTTTCATCTAAAATTTGTTTTGCAATAGAAACATCAGAACCAATATTAGTTGTAATTGATGAAACCGGAGCTTCTCCAATAATACTTAAGATAGTATTTATTGCTTGTAACTCAGTTGTATTTGTAATTTGTGTTGCCATAAAATTTTAATTTTTAATTAATCACTGGGCGGCGGTTCAAATAATATGCCGCCCAATGAAAGTAAGAAGTTATTACGCTTCTTTAATACCTACTGCCGCTTCAGGACGTAACGCACCGTGTCCCATAGCGTACTTAGCTACCATCAACGTACCTTGTCTTCTGATGTCATATTCTGACTCAACTGCAAGATCCATTAATTTAACTGTTCCGACTGCAGACGGGTGTGCTACGATTGCAACGTAGTTAGATAAGTTAACAGCTTGTGGATTTGATCCACCTTGAGTAGCTGAACCCTGATCTACACCAGAGTTGATGTTTCCAGTAACAAAATGAGGAGTTGGTATTAATTCAATACCAGCTACTTTCATTACTTTACCATCTGCTACACCACCATTAGCTCTGCCACTAAAGTCAATATTAACTGCATTAGTTGCGTTTGCTAATTTGTAGTATTCTTCAAGTCTTATGAAACACTTTCTACCTTCTTTTGGAACGTAGTGTGAATCTAAAGCCGAAGCTGCATTAAACAACTCGTCGATCATAGCGTTAGCTGCTGTCGCTGCTGTTCCTGATGCAATGTTAGCATTTGTTAATACTGTTCCTGCATCTCCACCAGTGAAGTTAGCTGTTGCTGCTGATTGACCGCCAGCTGCTTGTCCCATAGTTTGTAGGACATGTTTATCTTTCTGGAACGCGAGGGCTCTGCCAATTTCTTGGCTGTAAGCACTTCTGACATCCCAATGGTTCTTAGCTTCTTCGATATTTGAGAGAAATGCTGAACTTATAAGTAAGTCATTAATTGTAATAACTTTCTCATTATGGTTCACATCTGACCCAGTTATCTCAGCGCCCGGAGTGTGATAAGCCGCAGTGATTCTTCCCATGACAGGAAAACTCGCTGACTTCCCACTAGAAATAGCTCTCACCATTTCTGCTCCTTGCGTTACACTTGATCTTTCGAAAGCAGTTAAAACTTCTCCCGCAAAGACCTTGAGAAATAACGCATCTTCTGATCCGCCACTATTGATTCTACCAATACTAGCAGGTGTTGCATTTGCCATAATTATCTCCTTTGATTTTATGGTTGATTGTTATTTATAAAGTCCAAACAATTATAGTTTTATTGCGAGGTTGTCGTCCGCAGACGGCCAAGTTTTATTATCTTAATTTGTTTAGAAGTTGCCACCTAAATAGGTCGCACAACTATTTCTTCTTTTTGCCTTTATTCTTTTTTGGTTTTACTTTTGGTTTTTTCTTTTTATACATAAGTTTTCCTTATTTTAGTTCAGATCTTCTTAATTTATCTGAGACTTCTTTTTGATATGCTGGATCTTTACTATATCTTGGATCAGCCATTGCTTGAGTTACTTGCGCCCAAGATTCAAATGCTGCTGGTCCAGTTCCAGTTTTGCCTTGTACAAATGTTGGTTCTGAATTATTACCCATACGAGCTTTTAATCCTGAC